ACACCTACGGCGTGATTCGGTTCACATAACCGCTAATCAGAATCACATTCGCAGTCGCCGCAAACGCAGACACCGTGCGACCAGCCGAACCCGTACCGACAAGCACGAGACCCGGCACTACGAGAACAAGGCCTGATTCCGCCGCAATGGTGAGTTCAATCAAGTCATCAGGCGCACTCGTACCACCGAACTCAATCGTGAGTTTCCTAGCAGTCGTATCTGAGTTCACCGCATAAAGCCAAATCTCATCAGTGATAGTGGCTGATGTACCTGTCGTGTGAATGGTCGTACCAGTCGTAGCAGTTGCCGCAACCTTGATTTGCTTGCCGCCTGTTGAACCGCTGAGTAGAACCTTGTCGTATGTTGCCACCGTAATCTCCTAACTGAACACTTGAACTTGAAGGATGTCTGCGCCGCCACCGATAGCGACCCACGCCGAGCCGTTGTAGACCTGAACTGAGTTCGTATCCATCAGGTACGACATCATTCCCTCAGCGAGCGTCGGCTCCCCGGTTCCACCGAACGCGGCTGTCCGTGCGGCCTCATCCGCGAAACGCATCACGGCTTGGTCCATCAAATAGGTGTTCACCTGTGCCGCAGTCAGCACATCACCTGATACGAAGAGTTTCGCGCCAGCGCCAGCCATAGTTATCCGTATCCTAGCAACTAAGTGAGTGCGTTATCCGCATCCATAATGCCGTAGACCGCGTCGTTCAAGATGAATGGGAATAGGACATAGGCATCGGACATAGCGACTTCTAGCCTGTGAAAACTCGGCGTGATGAGGTGCGTCAAGCGTTCAACGGTCTGATACTTGCTGACGGTGGCCGGGGTTCCTGTCTGGTAGTTGCGTTCCACCGTAACCGTGTCACCGAGTTCTAACTGATTGACTACGGTTCGGTTGCCTGAGGTGAGGCTTGAAACGAGGAAGGTCATATTGTCAAAGCGGTATGAGGGTTCCGCGTAGAGGTCAAGTAGGTCATCAGCGAGTGTCTGTGCGGCCGTATCATCCGCCAACAGCAGGTCACCGAGGCTCAAGGTGCTGATACCGAACTCCGTCTGGCTACCAGCATCGTTAGCGATTTGGCTTGTGCCGCCTTGCCGGGTTGCGACAACCTTGTTGTAGAGGAACTCCTGTCCGTAGAGGATGCTGAGCGTCTGGTACTTGATGCCTGAACCGTCATCGTCTGAGAATGTGCCTGCGGATGTCGCGAACGCGGCCGAGGTACGGTCGGTGAAGGTCAGGGTTCCGTCACGCGCCACGAAGAAGAACCCTTGTTCGGCGGTCGCGATGGCTTGCGCATAAGTGAGCGCGTTTGTGTTCGTTGCGAGTTCATAGTTGCCGAGGGTTGCCGTTCCTGTATCAATGTCGGTTGCCCCGGTGTACGCGATTTCAGGTAGGTCAAGTAGGTACTCAAGCCTCGCCCCTGATAGTTCTTGCGTCGGTGTGCGGTCTTGCTGTGTGAAGGTGTTCGCCAACAGCACGAAGTCATCGGCGGCTGAGATGACCACTTCCGAGATATCGGTTGATTTGCCTGTCGCGTAAGAAAGGTCAATGTCGGTGATTCGGCCAACGAACAAGGTTTCAGCGCCGAGTTTGACGGTCACCTTGCGGCGCGGAGTCACACCGCTACGCCCGGTCAGCACATCCCAATACGGTGAATCTTCGTTCGTCGGGTCAAAGCGACGATCGTTGTTCAGAAGGGTTACGGCGCAACTACCAGCAGAGAAAGTAGCGAGTTGGTCTTGGCGGCCTCGGTTGATAGATATCTGTTGCGTGTACGGTGAGACATCATCACCGAGAAGAGTTCCGTCTAGGTAGTCGTCATCAAGAACACCGTCAGCGGCACTATCCAGCGTGAACACATTGACCGGGAATCCGAGTTCCATCAAGACGGTGACCGTCTCGCCCCAAGGCAGGACTGTCGCCATCAGACCGCTACTTGATACTCGGTAACGATTGGCACATAGCCGTTGGCGCGTTCATACGCCTTCAAGACATCAATGATTTCGCGTGCGACGGTAGCGCCATCCGTGCCCATCCCGGCTGTGATGTTGTTGTTGATGACGGTCGTGTTGTTCTGGCCGTTGTTCGCGGCATTGAGCGCGGCGAGAGCCGGGTTGCTTGTTGATATGCCTTCAAGTTGTGCTTGACCACGCGACACGATGTTGGCTGGTGTTTCAGCGCGAACCTTGTTCAAGTTGCGTTGCGCCTCAGCGAGTGCGAGCGTTGCTTCCGCCTCACTCAAGATTGCCTCAGCGACATTGAGCCGGGCTTCTTCTTCCTCACGCTTAGCGTCAGTGAGTTCCTTCAACGCATCTTTGTATTCGTCGGTGTCCTCGGTAGCACCGTTCAAGATTTGATTCATAAACGCTTGTGCTTTGGCTTCTTCTTCCGTAGCATCACGCAATTCTTCGGTCTGTTTGACTACGGCTTCTTTGGCTTTCTCAAGATTGCGTTCAGCCTCAGCGATTTCTTCCGCCTTCGCTTTACGATTCACTTCCTCATCAAGCGCCTTCTCTGAATCCTTCACCCTTTGAACGGCATCACTGACCGCAAGTTTGGCTTCCGCGAGAGCGATTTCAGCCCGGCGAATCTCCGTCGCTGACGCATCAGGGTTGAGGCGTAACGCGGCGAGTTCGGCCTCGGCTTCCGTGACCGCGAAGTTCGCTTCCTCTACCGCGTACTTAGAACGCTCAAGGTTCCGTTCCGCTTCAGCGACATTCTCGGGGTCAGCCTTGATGTCGCGCAACTTCTGAAGTTCCGCCTCAGCATCTTTGACCTCTTGGATAGCGTCACGCTCTGCGAATGTTGCGTCACGCAATCGGCGCTTCGCTTCTTCGTACTGTTTCGTGGCGGCAACCGCTTGCTTACTGTCCTTCGGGAATCCCCTGACGACCTTGTTGAAATACTCTTGCGCCTTGCTTGCGTTCGCAGTCGCATCTGTCAGAGAACGCTCAGCCGCTTCACGCGAGCGCGTAGCCGTAGCCAGCGAGCGTTGCGCGTCATAACTACCCTTCAACGCAGAAGTGAACTCCGTGAGTTTCTCTTGAAATGTCTTGACTTCTTTCGCCGCACCAGAAGCCTTGTTGCGTGACTGCTCAACCTGCTTGTTCCATTCCTCAATAGCGCCAGCAGAAGCCAACCGTGCCTTGAACTCTCGTTGCGTCTGGCTCTCAAGACGCGCCAACGCGCCACTAAACGCGATAGTCGGGGTCGCCTGAACCGCGCCATTGAACGCTTCCTGAGCCGCACGAGCCGTATTCAGCCGCGCCTCATACCGAGCGATGGCGTCACTCAAATCCTTGTAAGCCCGGCTCGTCGGGTCAGTCACCGCGAGTTGCGCCTTCAACCCATCAATAATCTTCTGCGCGAGGTTCGGGTCTTGATTCAGGAAGTTCTCAAACGCTTCATCCGCCGCCTCAATATTGACCTTGATGCCGCCTACGACGAACTGAAAGTCACGGCCGAACTCGTTGAACACATCGTTCAAGCGCAGTTGGTCTTGAATCGTGCGAGCAGTCTTGATGAACGATTCAGCAACCGTCGCCGTATCTTGCGCCGTTCCCATCGCCATATCATCAACAGCGATAATCACCTCTTCGGTCGCAACCTTGATTTTCTGCCCCATATTCATCGCCGAGTTACCGATAGCGAAGAAAGTTTGCGCGAGGCCTACGACCGCGAACACCTTGCCGACCGCCATCACAGCCTGACCAACCTTCGTCAGTTGGCCTTCCGCGTCCTTCAACGCGAGAACCGCTTTCACGGTGTCTATCGCCATCAACTTCTGATAGGTCGTGTAAATCTTCGTGACCGCCGCTACCGCGACGATTGCCGCCGACAGCGTTGCGAGAACCCCGGCGAGAGCCAAGAACGCGGTGCGGTTATTCTGCGCGAATGTCGCCAGCGACGAGAACACAGGCACGATGGCTTCCACAACAGGAAGCAACGCGACACCGAAACTCTCTTGAAGTTCCCCGACCTGATTCTTCAACCGCGTGAGTTGCCCGGCCGTAGTCTCACCCATCGCCTCTGCGGAACCGCCGAATGTCTCCGTCAGTTCCTTGAAGATTTGGTCAAGGCTCTGGCCTTCCTTGATGTTGTCGCGCAACATCGGGCTGAGCATCTGTAGTGCGCGGTAGTTCCCTGTGTGGGCGCGAGCCAACGCTGAAGAAACTTCAACGAGGCCTTGCCCTGTCGCCGCCGAGATATCCATCGCCAACCTGAGCGACGATTGCGCGGTGCTGAGGTCACCTGTAGTACGCACCAACGCTTCCAGCGCCGGGCGCATCTCGCTATCCGTGAAGGTTGAAGAAGCCGCGAGGCTCGCGATGTATTCCTCGTTCGCCGTAATCTGCGCGGTCGTCGCATCCGTAGTGTTGCGGATGGTGAGCGCGAGTTTCTCCTGCTCTTGCTGGTCTGCTATCGCCGCTTTGACCGCGAACCCTGCCGCCGCCGCAAGCCCGGCGAGAGCCGCCGCCGCAGGAATGGCGGCCTTCTGAATCGCAAACTGAGCCTTCTGACTCGTCGTCTCCAGCGTCTTGAACTCTTCAATCGCTTTCTTGATGCCTGAGCCATCAAACGCTGAAATGATATCTACGCCAAGTGCCATACCTATTCAGCCTTACCCTGAACGAGCCGTGCGCGGATACGCGAGTTCTGCGCCTTGATACTCAACGCCACCGACTTCTCAATCAACGGCAGATGCTTCTTCGTGTACGGGAACATAATGCGCGAACGGAAGCCGTTACCACGCGACTTCGTGCGCAGATGCTTATCAAGGTTCTGAATGAACCTGTCACCCTTCGCGTTCTTCATCGCGGAACCTGCGACATCATAGACCTGACCGCCAGCGTTCATCTGTTGTAGTCGCAAGATACCGACCGTATTCACATTCGCCACCGGGTTACTCTTGATACGCGGCACTACGGCCTTCACACCGCGACGGACATTCATCGGGCTGTATGGCGGCATACGAGCCGCGCCACGCCTACGGCCTTTCTCGCGCCAGAACTCAAGAGGCGGCTTACCGGGGAACGCTGTACCTACGGCGGTAGCGATAGGTGCGGCCGAGTTCACCAAATTCTTCGTGACTTCCTTGTACAAATCCTTATCGTATGAACGAAGTTCACGAAGCAAGGCGTTCAGCATCGTCGCGTCTACGACGATATTGAAGTGATACGCGCTTGAAGGAACCGCCATAACTGTTTATCTTACTCTCATCTGCGTTTCGCTCTATCGGCTCGCCACTGTAGATACGCGAACATCGTCGCAATCATTTCATCTCCTGCCTCTAGCAGAAGTTGTGGTGCGATTCCTGTTTCAACAGCAAGCCCGGCGATTTGCCAATGCGCCGAATCGCGGTCAGGCGCTAACTGTTCGCTTTTGGGTCGTCGCGCACCTCTACGGCTTCAACCGTTGAAACCCAATCAGGCTCAAACTTCAGAGTCGTGGAACCGCGCCGCTTCTCGCTGTGCCACGCGAGCCACGCGAGGTCAGTGAGTTGCATATCGGCCTCAAGTTTCACGACGCTACGGCGGCGTTCTTTCTCAAAGGCGATGAAGTCAGGGAACATCGCATCAACATTGGCGGTCTGGCCGTTGATGAACTTGACTTTCAATTCAATCTTCATATCCGTACCCTTCCTTTAGTTATGAGAGATTATCAGGAGGTCGTCTTGACGAGCGTTCCACCTGTGAAGGTCAAGGTGATTGGCGAAGTCGCGCCGACATCGCTGGCCGCAATCGGCGTGTGCGAAGCGAGGAATGCGCCTGTGATGGTGTACAGAGGATTGTCTGCGGCGGTCGCTTGCGCGCCGGGTCGCACCGTGACGGTTGTGGTCGTGCCGACCAATGGGAAAATGGTGGCTTCAACTTCGTTCGCGGCGAAGTCCTGATACAGCGTCACTTCCAGCGTGTTGTTCTGGATGCCGCCGACGAACGCACGATTGCCGCCCATCACGGTCGCATCCTGCTGTTCAATCTCGTAGGTCAGCGTCACAGCGTTCATACGGTCGCTCAGATTGACACCGTTCACCGTGAAATCAACATTCTTGAAAGCGATGATTGCCATAACTAATCCTGTTCTTTGGGTTGTTCTTTCTTGCTGACCTTGCTACCGATTTCAGCGATGTGGCCGCCTTCAAGTAGCGCCTCTACATTAGCATCCGCGAGGTCACTTTCGCTCACGGTTGAACCTGCCGGGTGATTCGCAAGACGCGAAGAAACGACTTTGAACTGTTTCATATCCGACATACTAGCCGTTCACAGTCACTTGTGTCGCGATTTGTAGAAACTCCGCATCACCCTGCTGAAGTGCCGTGATATC